TGTAGGAGCAAGTGTTACCGCAGGAACGCCAAAGAGAACTGATTCGACTGCTGCAACTGATTGATACGTGACCATTGCATGACAGTCTTGCAAATCTTCAAAAATTGTTTTTTCTATTCTCTGTCTTCTTGGCTGTTTTTCTCTAACAACAATGGGTCTTTCTGTGTATAGTTTTAAGCGGGCTATAGTTTCTTGTTTCCATTCTTGAGCATTTATACCATAAAACTTGCAAGGTTTTTCTGAAGGAAGAACAAGGAGAATGTGTGTGCCTTGTTTTGTAGGCCTAATGGGGTAGTCTAGGCGCTGCCATCTATCCGCTGGGCGTTCTTGTATTTCGCTGTGTTGTAAATTGTTAGGCACAATTCTATGCCACTTTTTCCAACCGTAAGGATTAAATTTTGAAGGATAGTTGCCTACATAGCCCGAGTCCATATAGTAGAATAATCTGTCCTGTTGCCAGCAACGCCATATCAATTTTCGCTTGCCCATTCCTCTAATTAGAATTGTGCCTGACCCATTGTCTTGCCAATAGTCTTTTACAGGTAAACCGGCACCTTCAGCGAATGCGTTTACATATTCGTCTTTCTTGTTTTTAGAAAGGCAGATCATGCTGTTTAGAATAGTCTGTGTAGATTCTTTCTCTGTGCCATTCTGCTGCGTAATTAGAATCCGCTCTAGCAGCAAAATCTGCGAAGCAGGGTGTACCCAAAGTATAATGAACTAATTTAGCATCAGGATTGTAGTCATATTCAATGTCTAGCCAGTTCCATTCAGTGGGCAGGGCTCCTACCAAATCATCTTTTAGCCATGTAAATCTGTGAACCTGTGCGCCTGTTGCTGATTTAACAAAGTCTGGTGTTACTGTCTTGTTGGCAGGATGAGCACAGTTCCATAGTATCACAGAACTCCAATTCTTCTTGGGATAGTTTTCGTTTTTAGCACCTAGGTACTTTTCAGTCATCTTGGTTTCATAATCATGCTGTACCACTTGAACTGCTTTTGATTCGTCTCTCAACGCCCACAGTTTTGCGATATCGTCTCGCAGTATCATATCGCCGTCTATGAAAATAGCCCAACCGTCGTAGTTCATCATGTGAGGAACAAGGAATCGAGAATAGGGATGTAGACTTACTGGTTGACTTGCGTGCCTAATAATGGAATTGGAACAGGCGTGATAAGCAATTGCTTCTCTTGGATCATACCCTATAAAAACTGGTATCATTGATTTCTCCTTTCGATGTCGTCTTCTTCGCAGACTTCGCCGTATTGTACTTCTAGAATTCTTGTAGGCTTGTTTGTAGGGTTGGATGCTCTGTGCCACACTCGCTTGCCAATTGAGTAACCACCTTGATGTTTTTGAAGATGCACAGTGTCTTTCATCTTTTTCCATTCTGTATCAATTCTCACAGTGCCGTCTAACACATACCAATATTCTGAACGTTTAAAATGTCTTTGATCAGATAGAGAAGCACCTGCATTAATCTCAAGTTCTTTTACTTTGTATCCTGTTTCGGGCTCGTGATTTAGCACACGATACCATCCCCAGGGTCTTGTTGTCTTTTTCATCAGAGGTATTTATAGATTGTTTACTATTAAGTTAATTATTTGAGATAACTTTTTTATATATATGATCAACTCCTACCTGCTCTAAATGAACATATCCTTGTGACTCTAAAAAATTTCTGTATGTCAAATCTTTACCGACTGAATGGTAAAATCTATTGTCTTCAATACAAATATAAGAAATATTATATTCTTGGAAATCAATCTGTTTAAGAATTTCTAATTCTGCTCCTTCTACATCAATTTGCAGGTAATCGATGTTTATCGGAAGGTTAAGATTATTCCACGTTTTTGACGGAACTTTTATAATTTTACAATCACTTAGATATTTTTTTGCTTCCTTTCCTAACGTTTCTATAATACCATCCCATCCTTTCTTCTTTTCTGGCATTATAGCAAAATCAACATAACCATTTTTGTTAAAAATTGCAATGTTCAAACATTTACATTTTCTTTTGCTATTTAAAAGTTTGAACCTTTCTGGGTGTGCTTCTATACAAATGCCTTCCCAACCAGATTTTTCTAAAGACAGCGTGCTATTTTTAGACTTTCCGTCGTATGCTCCTATTTCAACATAGAAACCTGTAGTGTGTTTTTGACCCCAGTATCTAGATAAAAAAATATTTACTGCTTTTATCATGCTAAATTTCCCTCCAATATTTTTTTACCCAAGGATGGTTATTATATTCTTCACGGTGTAGTTTGTTACCTTTGCCACAACATACTAAGATTTTGCTGTCAGATGACGGCACTGAATTGAAATGCAAGCGATGGAACCACGATTTTTTGATTCCTTTGATTTCAGTCAAAGAAACAAAATTTTTATTATCTTCAATAAATGCTTGATCGCCATATCTAGGTTTTCGCGAATATTTTCTTTGGAATGATTTAGGATTCGAAGAGTATTTAGACCATAGGTCTGAATGATCTCCTTCGAAATATATGATGCCGCTCCCCCAATCGCCTTTTTTTGAATCTCCTAATAAAACAAAAGAATGATTTCTAAGAGCGCCAACTAAATCATCAATATAATCGCATATTACCATATCTAAATCGATATATAAGACAGGCCCCAAAAATAAATTAGGCCTAAAAAGTTCTAGTTTTGCCCACCAGTTAGGAGTATCTCCGATTAAATCTATTGTAGGAATTTTTTTGTCGAAACTATCAGTTAAGCAAACAAAATCGTGAGGAATTGTTAGGAACCTATCAAATGATTTTTTTAGTTTATATACATCTGAAAATTTAAACGCCTTCTGCTTACTGTTTATTGTTGCAGGGGGAGTACGTAATACGCAGACAACTGTTAGCTTATTTTTTTTAGAATATTGTTTCATAGTCGTATTTAACGCAGTATTTGTTTATTTTATTCTTATATTCTTTTGATATAGAACCAAACGTGAAAAGTAAACTTTCTAATGAATCGTGTGATCTTTTATTATAAATTTCATTGTAGTTGTTATAACAAACAATATGGTCTTTTTGTAATAAAGAGAAAAGAGATATTTGATCTCTTTCTATTCTAAAAGGAAATGGATTTAGTTCTCTAGCTTTAATATCATACGCTATTAAACTATCTATAGCGGTTTCGATAGGATTTTTTCTGATTTTAAATCCTAATACCTTTTTCCTAAAATTTAGAGATTTTTTATTAATATCTTCTGTACATACTATTGAGGGAATACTGTATAGTGGATTTCTTATTGTATATATCAAAATTGAATATTCAGGTCTCTCAGGTAGAGTCATAAACGGATATTTGCCTTTTGAATGTATTAATTGCCAAGCTACAATACCATCGGCATTTAACACTTCATGACCAACATTTACTCCCCAAGCTGTTAATAACTTTGACGTAAATCCGGTTCCTGTTCTAGGGTGTCCGATTCCTAATATTTTACAAAAACTCTTCGATGTCATCTAAAGAATATCCAAAGTTATTTTTCTCCCAATCACATATTATATCAAATCTTTGTTTTATATATAACTTTTGTTTTTTTGTTAATTTGATATTATTTCTTTTTCTTATATGAGACTTTGCGGTAAATTTTTGAAAATGTTTTTCTAACCCTTCTAATGTAGTGTATACATTTTCAAGTAGACTGATATCTGTAGTAAGTTGTTCGTATTTTATCATGTAATCTATACTATAATTATTTTGTGTAAAATAAAATTGACGATTTTGAGTCAAAAGGTTTTTGTGGTTTTTTTTAAACCAATCAAAAAATTCTATAGGATCTGGCCTTTTTCTTGTATTCCAAAAATATAAACTTATTGCGCTATCAAAAGGATGTCGGATAATACTTATTTTTTTAATTTTTTTAGATGTAGATAAATGTAATGGTATTTCATCTAAGGATATATGATTATAAAAGGAAAAATTTTTTTGATTATAATTTTTTGGTTTAACCCTTCTTTGACTTTCGTCATCCTTTGAAATAGGTGTTATAATATCGTCTGCATGGTCACTGAATATTGATAAAGCTAGTTCAAAACTAGTGCCCGCTACCTTACGCGGTTTTAGAAAAAGTATATTGTGTTTAGCAAGATAAATCATTTAATTAAAGAGTTGCATCTTCCATTCCTGCTACTCTTAGTTTCACTACATTTGTAATCTGCCACTGCTTTTGATCTAGAGCCTTTAAAACGCCTAACCACTTGTTTCTAATAAGAGCAAAATCGTTGATTATCTTTTCGTAGTCAACAACATCCGCTTCGCCGTCCACATACTTTTCAACGTCACGACTTGACAGTGCTCGCTGATAGTTTTCAAGATACTGACGAAAAAAAGAACTGCGCAATCTACGCAGTTCTATGTTGAGGTACTCCAGTATTGCTTCAATTTCCTGTAACTGATTGAAACGATGCTCCACAGTGCCAGGCATTGAAGCACTTGCTCGTTCAATGTTGCCAGTAAACTTTACTTCTTCGCGAGCTTCCACGAGTTCTTCTTCGAAGAACCGAATTGCTTCGGGTATTTTAGAAATGTTTCGAGATACTTCAGAATACCAACCCATTAAAAATCCTCATCATCAATATCTTCATCCAGCTCAAGATAATAGGAAATAGCATCATCTAGCACTGTGTCTGATCCTGCTGCGGCCTTGAATTCTTCATCTTCCACACCATAATCGGCGAGAAGATCTACATAACGCTCTGCTGCTATTTCTAACTGCTTCTTGTCAATATACTCTTTGAACATCATCCAAATGTCTGCGATGTGAGTCTCATCCATCAGGTACCCGTCTCCTCTTGTGCTTCTTCGTTATTTAGTTGCTCTGCTATAGGAAGATCGTCTTCGTCAGCGTCTTTTTCTTCTGGCAGTTGATAGAAGTCTTCCATAACCATGTCTAACATCTCGCCGGTCCAACGCTTGCGATACTCAAGATGCTCTTCGCCATTTGAGTCGATGTACTTTAATCGGTTGCCCTGCTGTACAATAAGGCCTTTCTTCTCCATTAGTTCTAGGAGACCAGAATACGGGTTCATACCAGTCTCATAGGGGATTTTAACTTGTACTGCTTCGAACGGCTTAGAATAGCGTGTTTTCATGATCTTACAAGCTGCTCTGATGCCTTTCACGTCTGAGATCTTGTTGCCGTCTTCATCTTCTTTTAGCTTGAGCTTTTTCATTGCTACCACAATTGACGAAGCATATACAAAGCCCTGACCGCCTGAAATTTTGTCATCAGGATCAAACATGTCCTGCGAAGCGTATGTGTGATTGGTAGCAACCATGCCCACATTGTGTGCTCCGAACATGTTCACACAGTTTCTCACAAGAGCAGTAAGTGCTTTAGGCTTGCGACCCATATCACCTTTCAAGTCGCCCTTGCCAAACTGATCAACATCTGTAGGAGTAAGCAGCATGCCTAAACTGTCAATCACAAACAGCACTCGAGGGCGCTCGTCTTCGTTTAGACTTTTGTAGTCATCCATGAATGTGTGTACTGTCTTTGCTACATCGTCAATCATTGACATGTTTAGTTTTAACAGTTTGTCTTCTGAAGTATCTACATCTAGTGCTTTGAGCCAGTGTTCGTCTAGTGCGTTTTCAGAATCTACTAGTACCACAAAAATGCCCTG